TGAAGCTATCATTAGTCGTGTCCAGAACAGGGTTTACTATGAAGGTGTGGAAGATATCTTTGAGCTGGCCGCAACGTACTGGGTTGCTATTGCTCGCGGACATATCTTCAATGACGGCAATAAGCGCACCTCCTTATTCATTACAGTGGCGTTTTTAAACCGTAACGGCATTCTGATTAGGGATGATGGAACAGATCTGGAGGAGGCTACAGTCAAAATTGCCACGGGTGAATGCTCTCTGTCTGAAATTGCTGACATGTTGAGACTTCTGAGAGAATCCTGATAGTTAAGTCAGATATTTGAACTATAACCCGGCCACTGCACCGGGTTTTTGCGTTGCCTTGCTCCCACCATCTGCTAATATTTCCTTACTTTTACTTATGGGGATAGGGATGTGAGAAAGGTTTTATTGCTGGCGGCTTTGATGCTCTCCAATGGCGTTATGGCTGCAGAAGTGCTGAATTGCGAATATTCAAAAGCAGATATTTCCAGTGGGCCGAATGCACCAATGAATATCGGTGGCAAGGAAAAAATAGAGTTCGATGGGAAATCATTTAAGGCATTCAGGCCTGATGGTTCTTATGTAATGACTCCGCCGCTTACAGAAAAGAAAGACGGGATGATTTTTCTTGATGATAAAACAAAAGTCTTTGCCGCTAGTCTGGATAAATCAAATTTTGCTGTTTCTGACAGAATAGGAAAAACAACAGAGCAGTGGGCTAAGTGCTCTGTTAATCAAGATATAAAAGATCATCAAGAAAGCGATGCAGAGATAAAGATAATAGAATCTATGACATCATCGGATTTAAAAAGGTATTTTCTCAACGAAAAGCATGCCTTCACTACGAATTGTCTTGTCTGGGAGGATGTAACTATGATTACAGGAAGGAATCCAGCCATGATAATTGCTGGGTCTGTGAATATGGGTAGCAATCCCAAATGGAATGGTCGAGAGTATAGCTTCCTGTTCAATGGTGGGTCTATGGTTGCACGTTTCACCCCATCAGAGAAGAGGCACAAACTATTGATTCAAGCTGGCGATAAGTTTTATGGGTGTGGGCCATCAGAGATTGATAAAAGGTTCGAGTAGATAAATTTAGACAACTAACAACCTCGCTTCGGCGGGGTTTTTTTATGCCCGGAGAAAAGAAAATGTCAGGAACGGTTAACGCAGGCTCCATTGTTTACGAAGTTGATATTGAAACCGGCAGGCTCTTGTCAGCAGGAAGAGAAATCAATGGAGCACTTGGCGGGCTAAATAGTGGAGTTGGTAGGCTTGATGCTAGCGTTAATCGAGTTGAAGGCTCGATGTCATCACTGTCAAAAGCAGCTCAACTTGTCGCTGGTTCGCTAACAATAGGTGCGGTGATTAAGGCTGCTGATGACTGGGGTCAAATGGCGGCCCGAATTAAAATGTCTCTTAACTCCGTTGAGGGTGACATTAGTCGGTACTCAGAGCTTCAGAATCGATTTCTGGAAGTGAGCAACAGAAACGGGAAGGCCATTGAAACGACCCAGGCACTTTACTCAGGGTCCGCCACCTCAATGAAAGAGTTGGGGTACAATACAAGCCAGACAATTGACTACATTGAGTCTCTCTCATCAACTTTCACAGCCAACGCAACAAGCGCCCAGCAAACAGAATCAGCGATGACGGCCCTTAACCGCTCCATGGTTCTCGGCAAGCTTAGCGGTAACGACTGGCACTCTGTATTGAACGCAATTCCCTCTGCCGTTGGTGATGTAGCCAAAGAGCTTTCACGTATGCGAGGTGGCATAGTTGTTACAGAAAACGAAGTAAAGAAAATGGCTATGAACGGCGGCATTGACATGAAGCTGTTCGCTGATGCGGTAATAAATGCCAAAGATGCAAATAACTCGCTAGCCGACTCAATGGATAACACTGTTGCCGATGGCTTCACAAAGCTAACAAACTCAGCAAAAGCTTACTACGGAGAGATGAATCAGGCGTATGGCATAACAAGGAATATGTCTGCTGGATTCGCTGTTCTGACAAGTAATTTTGACAAGGTAGCCACGGCTGCAAATATTGCCGCAGTGGTTATAGGTGCGAGAATGGCTAGCTCATTTGCAGCATCTACAAAAGCCAAGATTAGCGATATAGCGGCAAGTGCGAATCAGGCTAGAGCCGAGGCTGCGACCGCAAAAGCGGCAGAGTACGCAGCGAGCGCGGTAAAAAGAAAGGCCGTGGCCGATAAAGAGGCGGCATTATCAGCGCAGGCCTTGTTCCAGGCCGAGCTCAACGTAGCAAAGGGAAGCAATGCTGAGATGATCGCATTGAATAACCTCGTGGCCGCTAAGACCAGGGCCAGGATGGCTTCAATTGCACTAGCAGAGGCAGAAACTGCGCAGGCTGCAGCCACCGCAAGAGCCGCAGCTGCTGCAAGGGCTGCGTCGCTCAGTTTCGGTCTGGCAAGGGGGGCACTAAGCCTGATTGGCGGTCCGGCAGGGGCCGCTATGCTTGCAGCATCGGCAATCTTCTACTTCTGGGAAAAGGCTCAGCAGGCGAAGCAAGAGGCTATAGCATTTGCCGATGGGTTGGATAAACTAAATGCCTCTATGAAATCAATGAGTAACACTCAGCTGAGAGGGGCTATAGCCGATGCAAATGATTCAATAATAGCCCAAAAGAGTGAAATAAAAGATCTTGAGGGAGAGATTGAGTCCTTATCAGAACGTTACAGGAATTTCACCCCTGAATCCCAGAGGGTTGCGGAATCTCTTGGAAATGGCTCGGCATATGCAAGCGAAATGGCATCTGTATCCAGAGACCTTGATAAAAAGATTCGCGATCTCGCAGACAAGCAGGAGAAGCTATCCAAAACTACTGATTCAGCTTCGGAGGCAAACCGACTGCTGACAAATAACATGCTCACCTCAATGGGCGTCCATGAAGGTCTGATAGAAAAAGGGTCAACCCTTGAGCGAGTCCAGGGGGCAGTAGCAAGGGCATTCGGCAATACCGCTGACGAAATTAATCGCGCCAATATGGCCGGTCAAAATTTCAAGCCTTCATCGTTGAGCGTTGATCCGGCAACGGAAGCGGGTGATAAGTACAACGGAAATCTGGAAGAGCAAAACCAGCTCCTGAAAATTCAGGATGAGCGCCTAAGGGCAGTAACCAAGGCGCGCCTTGATCAGCAAAAGGTTACCAGTAACCCAAACCAGATAGCAGAAGCTGAGAGACTGGCAGGTGAGAATTACGACCTAAAGAAAGCACAGGAGGGCAGGAGTAAGGCAGCAAAAGATAGCGAGTCACAGGATAAGAGATCTGCTGCTAGCGCGGACTCTGTGGCTCAGAAGCTTGAGAGCCTTCGCCAGCAGTCTGATCTGGCTGCTGATTCTGCCCGTGAACTTACCAGAGCACAGGCTATCCAGAGAGCAAAGGACTCACTAGGGAAGTCTGCAAATCCGGAAGATATAAAACTGGCCGAAGAGTACGCAGGGAAAATTTGGGATACAGCTAACGCCTTTAAAGCTCAAGCAGCAGCTGAGAAGCTAATCCCTGAGCGTCAGGAGTCTGCGAGATACGCCCAGGAAACCAAAGACCTCAAGACTGCTCTCGACGCTGATAAGATAACTCGTGATGAGTTCAACAAGGCCACCGAGAGAGCAGAGCAGCAGCACCAGTCCAATCTCGCCAAGATTCGCTCAGATGCGGTTGTTAGCCCTCAACAGGAAGCGGCCGGAACAGTTGACCCTGTGCAGCAACTGGCTAACGAGAATGCTCGCAAGCTGGCTCTTATCAAGCAGTTTGAGAGCGACAAGACTATCACCGAGCAGCAAGGCATTGCGCTTAGAAGTGCAGCCAATAGGCAGTATGAGCAGCAGCGCGTAGAGGCTCAGTGGGAAATCTGGCGTCAGCAGAGTGTTGGAAATGAAGTGGCAGCAGCGGCATTTGATAGCTTCGCGGGCAATGCCTCTAACGCGCTAACCGGCATCCTGACAGGAAGCATGAGCGTTAGCGATGCCATGCGATCTCTAGGTGCTACTGTTTTGAATAGCGTTATCAACTCATTCGTGCAAATGGGTGTTGAGTGGGCTAAGTCGGTAATCATGGGGCAGGTTGGCATGACTGCGGCGGCAAGCGTTGCTTCGGCTCAAGGTGCTGTGATTGCTTCTGCAATGGCCCCCGCCGCCGCATTCACATCACTTGCTACAGCTGGCGCAAACGCAGTACCTGCACAAGCTGGCATCGGAGCGACAGTCGGGTTAGCACAAGGTCTAGCAATAGCAGGCGCTCGAAAAAACGGGGGGCCGGTGTCTGCTGGTGAAATGTATCGCGTAGGTGAAGGCGGAATGCCGGAGCTTTACAAAGCCAGCACTGGCAAGCAGTACATGATACCCGGCGACAACGGCAAGGTGATTAGCAATAAAGATATGCAGACGGCAGGAGGCGGCGGAGGCGTAGTCGTTAACATTCAAAACTACACCTCATCTAATGTTGATGCGCAAGCAACCCAGGGAGAAAACGGTGTAACTATCGATGTTATCGTTGCAGATATTAGCAACGGTGGTCGAATCGGGCAGGCAATATCAAGCTTCCATCAGGCCCCGCGCCGCGCAACTCAATAAACAGGAGAGCAAATGGCAATACCATATCCAGACTGGCTGCCATTGGCGCAGAAGACAAAGACCCCGACTACGGACACCGGTTTTCGTGTCGATAATCCGCAGGTGGGAGCGCCGATATTTCAGCGGTTAACTGACGACCTAAAAACGGCGTTCTCCCTTCAGTGGATTTTCAAGGCGAATGAGCATCGGGCATTCATGCAGTGGCTCCGCAGTCCTAATTACCTCGACAACTGCAACCAGTGGTTCACAATGCCAATTGGAACGGGAACTGGCGACACGGGCGTTGAAGTGCAGGAATTGCACTTTCTTGCATTCCCGTCCTGGTCTCAATCAGGTTCGGTGTTTACGTGGAGCGGGGATGTTATCTGTCGGAAGTTGAATAACTCAGACGATAACTTTGACGACATGCTTATTGAATTACCTAAGCCGTGGGATAGCTGGCTGGATATCATCGTTACTGGCTATCCGGACAACCGAGACCCTGAGTCTTTGCCGAGGGTGCCATAATGCCAAGCTATCGCGAATACAAAGCCCAGCGGCCTAATCGCATTATGTACGAAACGGTGGATTTCTCTCATCCGGCATTCGGCAATGTAAGGCTTGTGCGTGACCAGGTATTCCCCAAACGCCTTGGTGGAGCTGATTACCAGCCTTGCCGGTTTGAGTTGACGGAGAGTCAGCAGAGCAACACGCCGGTAATCGACAGCACATTGAAGTTTAGCCAACTTGCTACCGAATTTAAGCAGAAGCTGAAACTTTGGCGCGGTTATGCTCGCATCCAGCCTATTACCTGCACCATCCGGCGGTTTGACTCCATCAACCCTATTACGGCTATAGCTTCATGGTCACTCTACGTCAGCGACTGCAGCATGGATGGCACTGATGTGAGCATCAGCCTTTCCATGACCAACCCACTCAACCGAAACATTGGGCGACTTTACGACCCTGCCGACTGGCCTGGATTAATCAACGGGTAAACCACATGCAAAAAACTGAATTTATTCAACGGATGCTAGGCGTTCCGTGGGCTAACCGTGCCTGTTCGTTTGAAGCGGCTGATTGTTGGGGCTTGTGCGTTCTCTACTACCGTCACGTCCTTGGCGTTGAGCTTCATCATTCAGCAGGATATGAGACAGGAAGCGATTTTCTGACCTGTTATCGGAATGAGGTCGTTTTCTGGAAGGTATCGGGTTCGCCGGTAGAGGGAGGGATTTTTGTCGGGTATGTCGGCGACAGGGCTGAGCACGTTGGCGTGATCGTTGAAGGCGCAGCGCTGCATAGTCGCGGAGATGGCGGGGCGGTCAGACATGACCGATTGCGAGTTATTGAACGAATGTTCACACGAATTGAGTATTTAACATATGCCGCTAATCGAAATACAGCATGTGCCGGGTAGTCCTAAAGAGCGCGTAACCGTGGCTGCCGGAGAGAGCTTTTACCGGTGGCTAATGAGTCGTGACTTCTTTAGCGACATTGAGATTGTCGTAAACGGCAAACCGCTTGATGAAAACGAAGAGCTTGATTTTCCACTCACCGAAATGCACAGCATCCAGATTTTTTCACAGCCTAAAGGCGTTATCGGGAAAGTACTAAGCCCTGCCTTTAAACTAGTTCAGAAAGTATTCGGTTTTCTCATGCCGAAGCAGAAGTTTACGGCGGCAGATACTAACGCCAAGGAATCCCCGAACAATAAGCTGACTGGACAAACAAACGTCGCTCGCACGTACCAAGCCAGACCTGATGTTTACGGTCAGGTTCGGTCTTATCCAGACCTTATCCAAGAGTCGATGTTTGAATACACAAATAACCTTAAATACGTAACCGAATGGATGAATTTCGGGATCGGGGTTTATACAGTCGAGAGTGTTAGATATTCAGAATCAAGCCTTGGCTCACTGGCTGGCGCTAGTTACGAGGTATTCCAGCCAGGACAGAACATCCCGATAATTTATGAAGGGTTTTCTTTTGATGATGTTGACGGGCAGGAATTACCTGGCCCAAATGAAAGTGATGAATTACCTGTTGAAACGGCCACTGCAAACACGGTAGTGTCTGGCGAATATGCAGGCGGACAGATTAGCGTGAAAATAGTCAAGCAGTCTGAATTCGACTATTTCCACGGGCTGACAAAGCCACACCCTGTTAGTTTCATTATTAACGTTACTTATGACACTGCAATTGGCCCTGTAACTCGTGATGTAAATATTATTGGTGACTTGTTTCACGCTGAAATAACTGGGGATGGATCAGTTATTTCTCCGCAGCAATATTACACTTTCTACTTCAATAACCTCTCTGGATCTGATGCATCAAACATTCCTCAGTCGGCAATTTTCAATACCGATAAATTCATTCTTAATGATAATCAGGGTGTGACTATTGGCCCTGTATTTTCACCAATCCCGGGAGAACAATTATGGGTTCATCTTAACGCGCAGCTTGGCGAAGGGAATTGGGCATCAACGAAGATTGACATCTGGAAGATTGATGATGAAAACAATCAAATTCCAGGGACTAGGGAAGAGTTTTCAGCAGAGTTCTCGACAGCAGGCAGAACAGATAACTATTATCTGACAAAAAAAATAACCCCATCTGCTGGCTATGGCAGGTATGCACTTCAGTTCACTAGGCGAGAAAATAGCAACGAACAGAGCGTATTGAAGCTTGAAGCTGTTCACTCTGTCAGAGTTAGAGCAAATGAAGTCCATCCGGATGATACCCTTGTTCGAGTTACAGTCAGAGCAACAGAGCAGGC